TAACGTTCACGAGATTTATAGCGAACATTACCTGTGTCAAAGTCACCATCCATTGAGTTTTGTAGTGGAGTTCTAACAAAGTGTTTCATACCATTAGGAACATCAGTTGTTAAATACCAACCGTTTGTGTCTGTCAAGAAGTGATTAATTGTGTAACCTTCTGGAATAGAACCATTGTTCTTAATTGCATTGATATCATTGTCAGCTGTTGATACACGTAGTTCAGTTTCAAGCAAGCGTGTTGCAACGAATTGCAATGCTGGCGGAACAATTAACTTACGTGGTTTAGCAGCAATCAATAGACCACGCTCATCTGTCCAACCAGCAATTTGAATAACAGCGTTTTCTAGTGCTGTTTCGTTCAAATCAGTTGGAGTTGATTGAGTGTTACTATTTACACCACCAGAAACAATTGGATGAGATGTGCTAAATAAAGCAACACCGTCACCACCCGGATATGAAGCGCTGAAGCCAGTATTAATAACAGCAGCAGCTTTCACTTGTTTCGTAAATGCCATAGCTCTCGCTAAAGCCTTTGTGTAACGAGCTGATAGAGAATCATATAAGTTATCTTCAATAGCTTCTTCAGTTAAGCTGAAGCCAAGAGCGATAGTTTCATGATTGTATCGAGCCGTCCAAGCTTCTTGAGCATTGTCGTAAGCGATGGCAGTGCCTTCGTTTTTAACAGGTGCTGCTGAAAAGCCTGAAAGTTTTGTTTCTTCTTCAAAAGAACGTTCTGAGGTCTCTGTTTCATAGATCTCTTTATGTTCTTGTCCGTACGTTGCATATTCTAAACCGAATAATGCATTTAACCCTGGTAATAGCTCTTTAAGGAGCTGTGCACGTGAAATAGCCATGTTTTATTCTCCTAGTTAAGCTGTGTAAGCCACGCCTGTAAGGGCAGTCAGCTGTGGGTTGTTGATTTTAACAATAACTTCTGGATACAAAGTTACTCCGTTTGATACAAATGCTGTATCTGGCACAACTGCAACTACTCTCCATGGAAGAGTTGTAACAGCTCCATCACCGTTTCCAGGTTTAACAATAGATGATTGTGCATTACCTGTTACTGTAGAACCTGTACCGTTTTGGATTTCAGCTACGTTTGCACCAACGATTGTTGCATTAACGCCTGTTACTACTGTTGGAGCGCCTGTTGTTGTTACTGATACTTTAAAAGCAGCTGAAGCATCAACCACTACATAAGCAATAGCATTAGTTACGCTAGTACCTGGGTAGTATTGAGCTTGAACTGTTTGACCTGATGAATTGGTATATTGAAAACCAGTTGCAACACCGATAATAGTACCGGAAGTTGTAGCCGCTGATAATTCAACTGTACCGCCCGCTACGATTTTAACCGAACAACCGTTATAGATTGGAGTATTGTATGTTGACGCAATGTCATATTGCAAAGTAGCGCCAGCATAAGGAATACCATCATAACGATTAATCGCTTCAAATCCATAGGGAGCACTGACTGTTGGATAAGCCATATTAAAACTCCTTAAATTAAAAAATTAACCTTTGCCAAAACTGGTCGTAGATTTTTTCTCGTTAAAGAGAGGCATTCTAGGATCGTTTTGACGCATAAGATTATTATCTACAGCATCAGTTTGTGATTGTGTTTGCTGATCATAATGTGCTTTTCTTTGCTCAACAAATTCTTTAGGTGTTTTGCAAAGTAATAATCCGCCAATCTCTATGTTGTCTTTAAAACGACTAGAGGGATCGACTAACAGTTGAAATTTAGGTTGCTCTTCTGCTCTAACAGGTTCCCAGCCTTCTCTAAGCTTAGCGCTAAGATTGCGTGGGTCTGGTGAGTCAAGCGTTGAAACTCTAATCCATCTATAAGCAAAACCAGGCTCTTTATCAGGTTCTGGTAATAACTCAGGAGCTTGCCACTGTTTAGGGCGCTCATCTTGTTTTCTATCTTCTACTTCACGGGGAATTCTATTTTCAGCCATTTTGGGACTCCAATTTAGTTAATTCCATAGCATATTGCTCTGGAGAAAGTTTAAACTTCTTAGCCAAAGCTAATTGTGTCTGCGTTAGTCTAATCTTTTTTGGGGATGTAGAACGTGTAGCAGGCGCTACGACCGTTGAGGGTTTTTTTACAGAATCTTTGGTTTCTGCTGAGTTGCCAGAAAATTTTTCTGGAAATCTTTTCTTCATCTCGGTATCTATAGAACTCCAGTAATGATCAGATCCCGTAGGAACCCCATCACGTTCTAGTCTTCTATGAATGCCCATAGCGAGGAAACTCATGTCGTCATCAACACCATACCAGCTGTTTTTGTCCAGCCATGCTTGGGTTTTTGGATCCAAACGTTGTGGTTGTGACTGTTCTGGTATTTTTAACTCATTTTGTGCTGTTTGTAAAGCATTTTCATCATATTGAGGGCGATAACTCTCAATTTGTTGAATTTTGAACTGTGCTTGAGTTAATTTCTCTTGTGCTTCCATTAATCTATCAGAATCACCAGAGTCATAAGCCTCTTTAAACGCAAGCCTTGCAAGATCTAGTTGACGATCTGCACCTTCTTTAGCATTAGAAACATAAACTTTTTCACCTTCTGTAAGACGGCTTTGTAATGTTTTTGTTTTTTCAACTAATGATTGTGCAACACGCACTGCTTCTTGCTGTTCACGTACTGCTTGTTCTTTTGCTCTACGCTCGTCATTAATGAGCTTTTTCATTTGTAATAAACGTTGTTTAGCTTCTTTAGAGTATTGCTCTAAATCGTCATCTTCAATGTCCTGTACAATAGACTCAGGTAAAGGTGTAGAGTTCTTTTGGTCTTCTTCTGGGCGATCATCAATCACTTCGATTTCAACTAAAGGTTCTACTTCCACTTCTACTTGAGGTGTTTCTTTTTCCAATTCATCTGGAAATTTAAATTGTTCTTTTTCGTATTCAGCCATTTTAATTCTCCTTAAGCACGACTAATGCCACGAGGATCCTGAACGGTTCCTTCGACACTATCATCGTTAATTATTCGGAATTCTCGTCCATGAATCTTCAAGCGTGTGCCTGAATTAGGGCGGGCTAAAATAAAATCACCTTCTTTACACCAAGGACCTGTTGGAAAACGTTTAGCATCTTTGTAGCAATCAGGGCCAAGTTTTACTACAAAAAATACTGTAGATAATACTTCTTCTAATCGCATGGTTTCGGAAGATTTTGCTAATCCATTATCAAACTTGTCATCAGCTTCTGGTATCGCACATAAAATACGATAGCCTGATACTTCTGGGAGTTGCTTTGCTTTGTCTTCTGCTGTTTGAGGCAGAGTCGTTGTTGCATTTACATCATCGGGATTTGAGCCGATTAGTATTTCACTCATCTGAGTTCTCCATATTTTTTTGAAGGTCTTGAATATATCTTCGTGTAGAAAGTAGACCCGATATTTTTCCACATATACTTTGGTATTCAGCGTAGTCTTTGGCTACACCAGTACCTAAATGTTCTTCTAAATTTTTTACTTGTGCATCTATTTCTCTTACTACAACTTCGATTTCATTCATTTAGTTTCCTTGTTTGAAGGTTGTTTATTTTGTGTTTGTTGCTTATCTTGCATAGCCATTTGGGCTTTAGATCTACCAATATCAGAACCTAATCTAAATCCTTCCATTTTTTCTTTGGAAGCAATATTGGCTTTTTCTGCTTGAGCTTTAGCGGTCACTTGCATACCAGCAATTTCTTTTTGTGCTGATATTCTTGATTTTTCAAGTTCAAGTTGATCTGCTTTAGCTGCGGCATCAATTTGCATTTTCTTCATCTTAATATCAATCTCTTGTGCCTTAAGTTGAAGCTCTTTCATTTGCATTTGAATTACAGGATCTTGTGCAGCTTGTTGTGCTTGTTGAGCAGCTACTGCAGTTTGATTTTGATTGAGCAATTGTTGTGCAGCAGGTACTGCCATACGGGTAATTTGTATTTCTTGCTCAGGCGATAGCTTAGTTTGCTCATCATCACTATCAAGATCGTTATATGGAATGTTAATACCCATTTGTTGTTCCATTTGACGCTTATATTCCATGCCTACGTGCTCAGTAATATGAGATTGTAGTGCTTGAGCAATTAAAGGTGCTTGTGGATTCTGACCAATTATTGCTTTTACCTTAGGATCATTCAATAAAGCCAAATGAATGGCAATATGTGACTGATGATCTTGATACATAAAGGCTTTTAAAGGTTTATTCTTCATGGCATTCATGTTTTCAGTAATAGGATCTAATGGTTTCTCATCTTCTGGTAAAGGTACTAGTTTTTCTGCATTTTTAATGCCTAAAACCTCTAACATTTGACGATGTAAGAATGGAAGGTTGTAAAGTTGTGGTGCTGTTTGCGATAACTGCAAAACGGCTTGGTATTGAACCACTTTTTGACTCATAGTTGCTGCATTTGGGTCACTTACGGGGATAATATTGACCATTGAATAGTCTTTTTTGCGTGCTTTTTTGTTACCTGTAGATGGTTCATATGAATAATCTTCAGGGGCATAGTCCGCAATAATGCTTTTGAGTAATTTAAACTCATTCTTCATTGCAAAATGCACACGAGCTTGAATAGCACTCATTACCTTGAGCGTTCTTTCTAGAATAGCTAACGTTGTGCCTACTGGAGAGTTAGCACTCATGTCAGATACCTTCAAATCACCCGCTGCTGCAAATCTTCTGCCTTCTTCAATGATCTGATTAAGTAATTGAATGAGTGTTTGTGAGGGTTCTTTATAAGGCAATGGCATGATATTGTCTTTCATGGTGCCAGAAGGAACATCTACGTCCCTAAATTCGCCTGGAGCAATCGGTGTATCATCACCTTTAACTCTTAAACCTCTTGTTTTAAATCCACCAGGTAGGTTTGCTAGTGATCCAGCGTCTACTAATTGTCTAAGTATGGATGTTCCAGATTTAGCAAAACCTCCTATTAAGTGGATCAAACCAAAAGCGTAAAAACCAAATCCTGGAATGTATGGATAGTGAACAAAATGCTGACGTTTTTTATAAGTCTCATCATCCGGTTCCCAGTTACGTCTAATTGCAAGAATCTGCATACTTCCTCTTTCAAGTGTTACGATATAAGGAAGTTTAAGACCAGTAGGTTTTTTCTTTTCATCTTGATGTTCAAAGCCTGGAAGATCTAAATCAACTTGCATTTCTAATAATTTATAACGAGAATCCGTTGAAGCTCTAAAGCCTAATTTTTCTGCAATCTTTTTCTCAACTTCATCTAATGTGTTTTGGGGGGCGCCTAATTCAGTATCAAGATAAAAACCATCCAGTTGTAATCTTAATAATTCATTTTCTGTTTTACGCATGACGTGTGTTACACGTTCTGCAGTTTCAAGATTTGATGCGCCATAAGGCACTACTAAATCTTCTGAGGGTACATAGATAGATACTTGACGATCAAGACCCGGATCTATATAGACCTTTTTAAATCCATTACCAGAAAGTGCTGTGCCCCATAACATACGTTCATGTTCAGAACGATATTCAGTCATCACTTCTGTCAGCTCATAGTTCATGTCATCAACGACACGCTCCATAGCATCTTTTTTCTCTTGTGTTTCTTTTCCAATAATCTCACCTTTAACAGGCCCTGATGCTGGAAAAGTATCCATGATTGTTTCTGATTGAAACTTAGTTACAGCTTCTGCAAGGATCGGATGATACACACCACACGCACCATCCCATGGTTCTGATCTTTCTTCAATTTTCAGACCTAGAAGTTCTAACCCATCGACATAAGTTTGAATCCAGTCTTTTCTTGCAGCAATATCAGAATCAAAGTCACCTACTAAATCCCCTGCTAAAGTTGCTAAATCTCCAGAACTTAATTCTTCAGCTAAGTTTTTACTAAACTCATCTGTGTCTTCTGTGTTATCAATATTAATTTCTAATCCATCTATATTAATTTTTACAGATTCAGGATCTTCAATTTCAATTTCTACTGGAGGGCCTTGCTCAATTGCTGCTAGACCTTGTGGTAGTTCATACAGTGCTTTGTCGATTGCCATATATTTTCCTTAATAATATGCAGTTTTGCGTCTAAATTCTCTTGGTTCATCAGGTTCATCTGAGGGGAGTGTTATAAATCCACCTTTTCGAAAGCGAATAAGAGCTTGTGTTGAAGAGTCCACTAAGTCATCGTGGTCTGAATTTGGGAATGCTGCCATCTCTTCTATGACTTCTTCGGCCCAACGTTTTCTTGGAGCCCATACCTTGCCAGATGCAAATAAATCTGTTACAGAATTTAATCTACTTATTTTATCGTTTCCACGGGTCGGTGTAAACTCCTGAACGGGTATTCCCATTCTTCTTAATTCAAAGATGAGTGGGGCTCCAGAGGCTTTTGCTTCCACAATAAATGAATCAGGTTGCCATTCCTTATACATTTCCATAGCTCTTAGTTTAAGTTCTGGAAATTCCATACGTTCTTTTAACGCATCTAATAAAATAATATG